ACTCAAGCAGTGGTCTATCTGGCTGAATTTATCGGTACGGTGGTCATTACGGCCTGGTACTACAATAAGAAGGGTAAGCTGAAGCATAAGACCAAGACCTTCACTAATGGATCTAACCAGCGTAACCTGCTCTCAGGATGGGGCAACCCTCGCTTGACATGGCACAGCGGGAATAGCCGTATGAGAAACTGGTCTACACAACTACCTATATCGGGTGATTCTCCCGCAAGTCAGAAGAAAACTAAGCGCTGTCCTATCCGACTTCCTAACCCCGTTATCAATGAATATAAGATCACCATATCGAGTAACCTTGAAAATACGTCCTTCGACTTCGTAGGAAGTAACCTTGAGGGTATAAATATTGGTGTAGTTGGTGATATAGTATAAACATCATGGCAGATAAAACATACTCAGCTCCATCAGCAGGAAAAAGTGTAAAGAAGTACGCACCCGATTCTCGCGTTCCCGGCTGGCTTCAAGAGTGGGATAAGGGCAAGACCTTCGTTGACAATCACATTAAAGACTTCAAACAGCTTGATACCATCACGAATGCTCAATATACTGGCGGTAGTCAAAAGAATCCTCAGATTGGAGATACCACGATTGCGGGTATCGTGCGCCAGATTATGCGTACCGCAGTCAAAGTAATCCCGAATATAGCCGTAGCTATCAATGGATCGAAGGTCACTGTTGAGGCAATTATCGCGCGTAATCGTATTGAGAAGGTTATTCTTAATCCGACTACATTTGGTAAGGGGTTCATTAGCACCCTTCATCTTGGAGGCCGTGGCGCTCTCTCTAGGGGCTTCACCGTCTTCCAGGTGACAGCCACCAATCTATATGGCAAGTTTGGCGTAACTCCTAAACAGATTCACTTCAATGACTTTGTTATTGAACCGGGTATTCAGGATGGCTCACACAGTACTTATTTCTGGATTCGGACCAAGTGGACACCGGGTAAGCTTGATCAGATTATTGCGCGTGAAGAGAAGAAGCCAGCAGGTCAGAGTACATATGATGTCCAAGCTCTCAAAGCCTTGCGTGCTCAGGGGCCAGATGGTCATGGGTCATCGGATTATGCAGAGTATCTCACGGAGATGGAGAATGCAAAGCAAGATATTGCTACAGAGACGTTCGACATACTCATACGCTACAGCAATGACCCTAGCCAGGACATCGTGACGCTTAGCCCATCAATCAATACACCGCTTCGAACAGTAGAGAATCGCTCTAAGTTCGGCTACCCTCGCACACTATTCCTCGTTATCGACCCCGCAGAGCTATCACCATTTGGCGACAGTCGTGTACGCCTTGCTTCACCTAATCAGAATTTCCTCATGGCTCTGCGTCAGAATGTTGCGACTACCTGGCTCTACAACAGCAAGCCAACGATGGTCAAATCGGGCCTGTTTACGGGAGCAACCAGCCTCAAGTCAGGCGGCGTTATCACCTCTACCGATCCACAGGCCAAGGTACAACTGTTAACTCTCGATACTACGACCGCACAGCAATACCCACAGATTAGCCAAGAGATCGTCAAGCAGATTCAGACTATGATGGGTATGAATCCCGGACAAGCGCTTGGTGCTATCGGTGATTCGAAGACTGGTGTTGGCGCACAAGCTCAGAAACAGGGCATCGACGACGCTATTCAACAGATTACAAATATCCTCGAAGAGTTCTTATGTCAGTACGTTATCTCTGCGTTCGACCTACTCATATCCGAACAGGACGGAGAGAGCATCATTTACCTAGATGACAACGCGCGAGACGATATTATGCGCATAAAGCCTGATGCATTTACCGATCCCGAGAATCCTAACGCTATGATCGTCAACTGGAATGAATACTATGACTTCATCAAGGAGATTGATGTCTCAGTGAATAGTACGATGAGTAAGCAAGATTGGACTGATGAGAAGCGCGGCGATTTGCAAGATGCCGTCACCGTTACTGCTCAGAACACGAATCCTAATGACCCTGCTGCCGTCGCTCGTAAAGAGGTCCTTGAGGACAAACTTATCAAAGAAACCGCTCCCGAACTAGCTCCAGCGATTGATGCCGCTACCGCTAGTGCCGCAGCCCAACCACAACCAGGTTTGACACAAATGCCACAGTAAATAATAATAGGAGGATAAATGACACATATACCAAACGAAGACGAGGATTTTCTAATCAGTGGCGAGGTCGATGGCTTCGCTGTTCCTGATGATATCGATGATAGTATCGCAGAGGAAGAGCTCAGTACAGAGACTAAACTTATCCAAGAGATTAGAGGCTATCTAAAAGATGCCATTGACACCCATAATTCATTCGATGCTATTATTCCTGAAGCTGAAGGTGTGATGACCACTCAGCAACAGGTTCAGATGCATAAAAGTGTGGTGATACACCTACGCCACATACAGCAGACAATCAACGCTAAGATAAAGGAGAATTAGTATGCCAGATACAGAAGAAGATGATTTTGGTAAGGCGATGGAAGCGGCATTTGCCGATGATGGTGGAGATGTCGAAACTCCCGTAACTCCACCCGTTGACCCAGCTACACCACCAGCACCAGCTAATGTGGAGGAGCCTAAAAAAGATGACTCAGTTATTCCAGCGAATCCGGACAAAAAAGAAGAGGAACCTGTCACTCCCGCAGCAGATCCAGCGAAACCAGCGGATGCGGTCCCTGCGACGCCTCAAACTCCAGAAACGCCATCAACACCCGAAGAGCCTAAACCCCTGACAGAAGATAGTATTCGTCAGATCCTAAGCGATGTGCGAACCGAAGAGCGAACATCAGGCCAGGCACTCAAAGAAAAAACCAACGATGTGCTTGAAGCATACTACCCAGGAGGCCTGTCGAACGTCCTAGTGGATGAGAACACTAATAAAGAGCTGCGGACTCCCCAGGACGTCGTAGACGCGTCTGGCGGCAAGATGGACATGGAGGAGGCTACCAAGTGGCTCCTGAACGAACAGTACAAGCTTGACCAGAGTATCTCTAAGATACGAAGTGATGCCGAGAGGGTCGCCGAGACGACCATGAACTTCAAGCGAGATTCGATGGACGCATTAAAGAAATATGGACTATTGTTTAAGCAATATCCACAACTTCAGCCCAAGGTGTATAACCTCTTGATGAGGCAGACGAAGCTTGATGAAGCAAAGGGTGTCGTGCTACAAGCTCCTGATGTCATGGAGCTATATGACGACTACCTCGAGCCGTATAAGTTAGCTTATGAGTTCGCTACCAAGCAGCCGGCCACCAGCCCAGTCACTCCTCCAGCGGCCGCTACGCCTCTAACACCGGCGACTCCTGGAGCGAGTGATCGAATGGATGAGAGTGGAGATGGAGGCATCGTTGAAGAGGTAGATGACCCCAACGACTTCGCACAACAGGTCACTAAAGCATTAAATAACCCAGCATAAGGAGGACATAATTATGTCAGAAGTAACAATCAACGAACCAGAAGGCATTTCATTCTTTAGTATTCGTACTGGAGAGACTCACTATTGTAAGCTTGAGCCTACGATTGCAGCCTACATCAACAGCTCAGATATGGGAATTAATGCATCACGCGGTCAAGATTACGGATGGAGACTGTCTGAGAAGTGGGTTAAGAAGGTTCGTGCCTTTAAACGTAACCCTGTTCAGATGTCTATTCTCACCTCTAAAAATGGTGGCCAGAAGCCTACATTAGTCCAGATTCTCTACTACATGTACGGCGAACAGCTCCAGGCTTACTTCGAAGCCCAGGAAGACAACGAGAATCCATTTGAAGAGCAATACCTCGAGGCTATCAACCGTAGGGGTGGAAGCGGCGCAGAGCCAACACCAAAGCCAGAATTGCCACAAGCACTCGCTGATTTCCAGGCACTCGAAGAGGATGAGGACGATATGTCTAACCTGATCGATGAGGTTATCACCGAAGACGAGCCAGAAGCTCCAGTCGAACCAGTGGTTGCTGAAGAGCCTAAGCCAGCTAAAAAGAAGTAAACGGAACGGATACTAGGTCAGACTCGTACTGGGTCTGGCTATCCTCTAGGGAGAGTATAAACTCTCCCTTTTCGTTCCAGTAGATATGGAGGGCAGTACAGAGGTAGCGCAAGGCGTCTGCAATATGGCTTTGTGTCTTGTGATCTGGTCCGGCGAAGTTACCCGTTTCAGGGCTGAACTTCTTACTGTATTGACGTAGACGACGATGGAACGTTCCCGTAGTGCCTACGTTTATAAGGATGCTCTTCAGCCACTCTTCAACATACCCCACGCCCACACTCACACCCTGACGCTTCAGCGTAGAGGCATTGGTAATCCCCTCGGTGATAAGCGTCTCAAGACGGCTGATACCATCGTTCAGGCTGCCCACCGTGCCGTCATGCGGCAGGAAGTGCCATCCGTACACGTATGGCTTGGCTTTTATGTCTACGGCCATCGCCTTGATGTTTGATCCATTCTTCTCAATAATGTCTATGATGCGCACCCTATTCTTGAAGAATTGGAAGAAAAGTACCACCATCGCATCTGATTTACCGAGGTCCCAGGCGGTGAATACGGGATAGGCTCGGTTGTAGGGGAACTCGCCGATAGAGCCATCTAGGTCCTTCTGGGACATAATCTCTCCGTAGTAGCTCGCGCTTGACGACTGGCCCCAGTCGAGTAGCATCTCCTGTTTGTACTTGAAGTCATTACCGTTACGGAGTATATACCCCTGACGTATCTTCTCAAGCTGTTCGGGCTTGGTATAGTGTGTAGCATCAATATAACAGGTGTATTTAGCAGCGTCAGTCTTGAAGCTCTCGTGCATACGACGCATAGTCTCTCCATTGATGCCGTCAATTTTTGGCGTACCTGTGTAAATACGCTTACCACCATTCTGCTCGACGATAGGGGCGATAACGTTCACCGCTTCAATCGGTTCATCTACGAACTCATCAAACCAATACTTCTTGCCGTTAGCACCGCGTAGCGCCTCGACGTTAGTAGCGCCTACACACATGAAAACTGACCCATTTATAAGCTCAATTCGCATGTCGTCCTCAGAGTTTGATTGTCGTAAGATAAGTTCCCTTGGTATATGATCAAGCGTCTTGAATCCATCGTTCTCAATATTGTTCCAGAAGTTACGAAAGCCCATCTTAGCGGTAGGGTACACGGCTACGATCGTCTGCCTCTCCCTGACTAGGTCTGGGACGATACACTCGCTAAATGTGGTTGTAGTCTTAGCACCACGACGTCCGATGACAAGTAATAATTCGTCAATATTCGGGTCATTATAAGCATTGACTATCTCAAGTTGATAATCGCGTAGTGGTAATCTGTGTGCGGGGACTTGCATTCTCTTACATTATAGCTTATTCTTTAAGTAACAGAAGACAATACACATATTAACACTTTTGATTTGAGGAGAATGCTCTTATGGCATCTAAATATGGTATCAAAACGTCTTCTGTCCTCGACAAACCACTTGAGGTTGCCTCATACGTGGCTCGTTACTTGGACGCAAACGGACTCGATTGGACCTCAGCCTCAACCGTTAAGCTCTTGAACTACGACATTAGTGCGGGTTCACTTGGAACTTACGATGAGACTGCTATTTCACAAACCGTAACGCTCGCTGAAACTGGCGATCAGGATATGACGCTTGCGTATAACAAGTACAAATTCCTTCGCATTCAGGACACGCTCGATCAGGACACTCCTATCGCAAGCCTCGCAAGCAAGTTTGCTCGCTCATGGGTTTACGAGAAGTTTATCCCTGACTTCGACGCGTATACGCTTGCTAAGATTGTTGCCGCACGACCTGCCGCAAACAAAATTAGCTGGAATAGCGGTACGGACAATATCAAACTCAAGTTCTTCAACACTGTCTCGGCAGTCAAGAAACGCGGTGGCGCTCCAGGCAGCATGGTTGCCTTCATTCCATTCGCCTTCTCTGATAGCCTCAAGGCTCTTGTTCTTGCATTCGATGGCTCTAACCTCGGTTACGAAACTGGTAAGAACGGCGTCATGGGTCAGCTCGATGGTGTTGTAGTCGTTGAAACAGACGACACCTACTTCCCAGCTACCTACATCGACGTTGTCGTTGTGGACAAGCGAGCAGTAGTCAAGGCTACTCCTAAGATGGACCCAGCTACCGGCAGCGGTATGAAGCTCATCAAGGATGTCCCTGGACATGGTGGATCTGAGTTGCAGCTTCGCGCTCGTGGTGATGTCTTCGTCTTTGGTATGAAAGCCAAAGCGATCGCTACCCTGGAACGCACAAACTCTTAATCTAAGCAATTAAGCACAAGAGGGTCTTTACAGGCCCTCTTTTGTGTTACAATGAATTTATGAAATCAATAGCTTATATACCAGCAAGCAACGGTTCAGCTAACCCCTCTTTAATGACCGTTCAAACACTTCGTAGCCCAGGTGCGAGCACCATTGTCACAAATACCGTAGCTGGAGTTCCAACACTTCCAGCTAAATTTTATGCAACGATGGGTGAACCTCATACGTTTACTGATCCAATCACGAGCGAGACAATCACCGTCGTCTCCGATGCGACAGCAGTTGACTTTGCCGGACATGTTGACACGGGACAGCTTATTATCGATGCGATAGCTCCCGGGTATGTTGATACGCGCGGTAGCCACGTGGGTGATATCGTTATACTTCGTCCGATTACAGGATGGGCCGATAATCTTTATAATATTCTTAGTGAATCCCATAATGATGATGGTACTATCAAAAACGATGCTATCACCACTGAGGCTCAATTTACAGATAATGTTGACCCGGTTAAGCGACAGGGCGAAGTGATGTTCGACTTTATAGTACTGGGTGGATGCGTGCTTACGGGTACTGGATATGGCTCTACGCTTGCGTGGTCACTGACCGCTGGAGTTGTCTATATTGGTGGCAAAAGACTTACTGTTGCAGCAGCTACGGGTACGGTCACGGCCTCAAAAGATACCTACTTTGATCTCCTTGACCCAGGTACGGGTACGGTCGCCACATTAGTCAATACTGCCGGCAATATCGTCACAAACAACGCAACATCACCAGCGCTCGCGGCCAATAGCGTTCGTCTCGGTATTATTGTATCGGGCGCAACAAATATTCTAAACGTGGGTTCAATCAACCAAGGACAAATAGGGAAACTACTCCCTATCGCATCATCAATACCATATATGAAGACGGACTCAATCGGTAATCTCATATGTCCACGAGACCCAAATCGTAAGGTGCTCGGGTACAGGGAAATCAGGTCAAACGTCATATCGACTACGGCTTCTGGCTCTGGTACGGACATGACTGGGCTTAACCTCAATTACATTACCCCTCTTGGACGAGAGGTTGAGATAACGGGATTCATCGGGCAGGGAAGCGCATCAATCGCCAACAATGCTGTTGGCATGGAGCTCTACGACGTAACTGCTGGAGCTATAATTGCTAGTTCTTCAGCGCCGACTAACGCATCGGGAGATGCGGCGTCGGTCGCTCCATGCGTTCCAGTGTCTACTGCGGGCACTAGGAATATCAAGGCCCGCCTATATAGGGGTTCAAACGCAGCAACGGCTAACGGCAACGCCTCAGCGACCAACCCCAACTACATAATAGTCAAACTAGCATAGGTAGCTACTATGATGACAGAGGAAGAAAAACAGAATCCGCCTACTACCGTGAGAGAACTTGGAATTGAGTTTCGCGGCTATCTTGCCCTTGATGAAGAGCGCCAGAAACATAGTGCAGAGAATCAGGTGAGGATGACAAATGAGATATCTCGACTCGCTGCCGCACTTGAGACGTCCAATGGACTAAAAGCGGACAAACAGGCATTTGAGACACACGTTGTGTGGGGGGTGACTAATGTCGAAAGGATTGATGCTGAGCTCAAGGTGCTTAATGAATGGAAAAAAGAGTCAGATAATAGCTTCAGCACTAAGATCAAGAAACTGCTCGTTGATAACGCGGTGAAGTTTATTGTTCTTGTTATTACCGCGCTATTCTTCTTCGCGGTCATCAACTTCAGCAAGCCAGAGACGCTTCAATTAATAGGCAAATAGGAGGACTTATGTGGGAACAAACAGTAGCCCCTGATTGGAGAATACCTTATGTCGGTGGTTGGTGTGAGGGCCACGTAGAAGGCATGTGGGGCCAGGCCACGCTACCTATGCAAGATAAGAATGGCAACTGGTATACGATGGGGCAATACTCGTCAGCAGCCGCTAAATGGGCGTCTGGAGTCGGTAATCACCCTGGAGAGCTACCGCCATCGGGCGTCATAGTCCCCGTCTATTTTGACCTAGGAAACGACCCTAATGAACATACTGCCGTCTCGCTCGGAGATGGACGATATGTGAGCTCAACCCTTTCGGGATATCATGACCATGGATACGTCCACCCAAGCCTTCAACACCTTATTGATATGTATGCTGGACCAAACGGCGGATGCGCATATCTTGGCTGGAGCACGTATGTAGGCAAAATTGAAGTTGTAAAAAATAAGGAGAAGGGTATGAATTTAGAACAAGCTAGAAACGAAGCGCAAAGAATCGGCCTACTCGCCCACATGACTGAGGCAGAAATTACCCCAGACTGGGTAGAGTATCACGCGAAGAATATGGTGGCAGACCCAGCGTACGCCGCAGCACTCTCTAAGCAACTCTACGAGGGTACGAAGTGGCAGAATGATGTGTGGAAGTCCACCCATTACGATGAAGAGGTCGAGAAGGCTTACCAGAGGGGACTCGCCGCAAACGGCAGCTCAAACGTAGCGCCAGGTACATACGTAAAAGTTGACCCATCAAGTATAGTAGAAGTAAAGGAGAAAAAATAATCATGGAAGTATCAGTATTAACACTAGTCGTGGGCACAGTAATGCCTATTTTGGTGGCACTCGTCACCACCCGCATCACATCAAGCGCAGCAAAGGCATGGTTGCTGGCTGGATTGACACTTATATCGACTCTGCTCCAGGCGCTACTTTTGGCCGCACAGAGCGGTATTCCGTTTGAGCTTGGCGCGATTCTCGTTTCAGCAGTTCAGCAGTTTATTATCTCGGTAGCAATCTACTACGGGTTGTGGAAACCAACAGGTATTGCTGGCGCAGCACAAGACGTAGGGACTAGGAAGTAACTGTGCACGACACTAACCGCCTCGAGAAGAATATGGAGCGGTATGTGTCGATGCCCGACCAGGAATTGATGCTCGAGCTTCAACGTGCCCATGAGGTGATACAAGCGGCAAGAGAACTACGGAGACAGCGCGAAATAGGCCGTAGGGCCGTCGCTCATATTGAATGGGAAGTCACTCAGAGAGTGGAAGATGGACTCAGAGCAGACGAAGAAGTGGCGTGAAGCCATGTATACCGAACTCACGCACATCGAGGATCTCGAGCGAGAGTTTCCTGATGATGTGACTATTAGGCGTATCGCACGCCAAATAATGGTCTGTATCATGTATCAGGACTACTGCGATCCCCCGGAATGGAATGACCACCGTACAATAGGATGAGTCTATACTCAACTTATCTGTAAAAAGCTAACGTCGCAAAATATATACAAATATAAAGTCCCCCTGCTACGGAGGACTTTATATTTTCGAACCACAACTCACACTATCATTATAATATAAAACTACTTCCCTAGAGAATAGCAATTTTGGAACGCTGATATTCGGGGAAGTAGTTATTGGTTGTCATTATAGCAACAAAGACTGTTGGTGTCAAGAGTTAGCTCGTCGTTTCTTCATATCGAGGCGCAGCTTGCTACGAATATTGTTACCGATGATCTTGTCATACCCTATCTCAACGACGATAAGCTGCTTCTGATCAACAATCTCTGGGTTAAAGGCGAGGAGCCGAGATTTGCGTTTGCCGGTGATGATCATACCGAAGAATATCTGGACTTTGTACTGAAGCGGTATCTTGCTTGATATGATACCCTCGAGCGTTTCGAGAGACATCTTGTCAGAGATTAGCCCATTATGCCGCATTTCGGTGAGCGCCTTACACTCAAGCAGCCATGACCGATCGATGCCGTCTGGACTATAACCAGCATTCCAGTACACACTATTGGTAACGAATCCCGGGCGTTCTACTCTCACTCGGTACTCACGCTCGTATTCGCGGATGGCGGCTACCTCAAGGGCGTGTCCACGGCGGGTAGAGTCATTACCGTCCCACTCGTATTCTTGCGGTAGTGGCTTGCCCTGGAGTAGCCTAACGGCTATCGAGCCCGTCCAGAGTCCCTTGCGAAGCGCGAGCCACTCAGGGCTACCCTGGACTACGTCGTACCAGGTGATCATAGCATCTTCTCCAACTCATCCTGTACCATCGGCCAGTCCGTCGGATCGACTCGTCGTGACCACGACCACTTATTATGCTTCTCTA